AAATCCATATAGATTTAGAAAGTCGGATAAGGATTCAGATCAAGTAAGTATAGAAGATGAAGAAGGGGAGGGGTGAGATGTTGAACGAACAGCATAATCCAAATCTCGGATTACTACTCACCCCTGATATAAAACTTCATAGAATATGGTTTCAGCAAATGGTGGATTTGCTTGGAATACAGATTTTGTATTATCAAGTAAAACCCGGAAAGCACTACACAAATTACACAGAAATTAAGACAACCCATTATGACCCAATAAGAGTTGGTTGTATATTTGACGAGCATCCAACGCAGAAGACATTAAAGAAGATGGGTTGGGTAGCAGAATTACAAGAAAATTCTTCTATGATACATCTTGCTTATGACACACCGGGTATTCAAGTTGGCGCATTAGTTTCAATACCAAGTGGTATTGATAACACTCCCGACAGATTATTCCGTGTAGTAAGCATGGAAGTTTCGATGATATATCCTGCTTCTATCGCTTGTGAAATTGTACCAGAATATAAGGATGTTTTTGAGCCATCCTTGTTAAATTATAAGCATACAAACTTCAACCTATTAGATGAGGAAGATTGACATGGCAGAACCGAAAAATGGTAGTAAAATAGGAAATGCAATAAAAAATGCTATTAAAGGTACTGCTGGTGCTATTAATAGAGGGTTAGGTTCCCCTATACAGAAGTCCGGTGCAAGAGCGGGTAGGGATACCGCTTATGCATTGAAAGCAGAAAAAAATCCATCTTCCAAAAGTGCAGATGAGTGGTTTGAAATATTTAATAATTCAGAAGACCCCGTGCAAAGAAGATCCTATGGAAAAGCATATCTTTTGAGCAAGTATGGAGAAGACAAGGAAAATTATTTAAACAACGAGATAGTTGAAGACTCTATCGTAGAAGAAGGCGTTGACGATGATAATCCATTTGTCGCCTTTTTAGATACATCTAAAAAGTATGGATCATTTGAAAGTGAACTATCAGATTTTTATATAAATTGTATTCAAGAGGACAGCAGTGTCGCTTATAGCGGTGAGAATGCCCTTTTCGATCAAGCGATATTCAATGTTTGGAAAAAAATTACAGAAGGAGACGAGACAAAGACCTTCTTTCTTAACACGATTCAAGCACTAACCACTGGATTAGATAGAGTAAATAAACACAGAGACAATCCTCTAAAAAGAGAAGATGCCGAGAAAGAGATAGGGAATATAATAAAACACGGGAATGAACAGGGGATAACAAGAGAATACTTAACAGATGAATTGACGAGAATCGGTCCTAAAAGTGCTTCCTTTAAAAGAGACAGGGAGAACACCGCTATCGACACTTCTAACTTAAAAGAAGAGGAAAAAGATCAATTGATAGCCCTGTTAAAAAAGATAAAATTTAATCCAAAAGAACATGGAATTAGTTTTGAATAATAATTCTGGTGAAGATCTTACAGAATTCATAAAATGGCTCATGCCACAAATGATAGACTATTTTATAGATAGTATAAACGAAGATCAAACAGACAGGATTGATGCATATCTTAACGGTGATGGAAGTATTGGAGAAAAACTGAACAAAAGAATATCATCATGCAATATATTAGTAGGAGCAATGAACTATTTAACCTACTCCCATGTAGATGAAAGAGTATATAGGATATTCATTGATCCGAACGCATATATACCAAACTCACAATTAACCTTTGCAGGAATGGTTCAGTTAATAGATGAGGGAAATCTTCAATTATCTTCTTATCCTGTATGGACAAAAACAATAGAATACTTTGATGAAAATGTAAATGATCTGTATGATGAATTCTTGGAAGAGGGCGGTGAACAATCATGGCAATGAGATATTATGATGAGGCACTTGCTAACAAGATTAGAAAATGGGTTAGAGATGACTCAATTAAGATAACATCACCAGATGAAACAAGAAGACTGTTTGAATATCAAGCAGACATAAACAACGATAAACCAATAGCCCTTCCGCTCGTAGCAATACGAAGACGGAGAGATGTTGAGATAAAAAACACAAATAAAAACACATTGTCCTTTAGTGGTAAAAGACTTAAAGGCGAACACAAAGAGGACGAAAATGGGTTAATCTATTGCAATGTAAGCACACTCAATGCAATTCCTATTGATCTCGGGTATCAAATTGATATTTATACGAGATATGCTGAGGAAGCAGACGAGTATTTAAGAAATTTTACATTCAATCTAATTAACCACCCAGAGATGGAGATAGACATTCCCTATAATGATGCACATTACATTCACCAGTGTACATTAGATATGGAATCTCCAATAACAGATAATTCAGATATACCGGAAAGATTAGTCCCCGGTCAGTTTACAAGATGGACTATCAGTTTAAGAGTGAGCAATGCTTATTTATTCTCTGTTCCTATTAAGAAACCTTACCATATAGAAGGTGGAGAGGTCAAGGTAGAAATAGACAAACCGATACTTATTACAACAAATGAGGAGAAGTAAAAATGCCACAAATTAAAATCACAGAAGTTGATACATCTACTGCTGGTGTGTCAGATGTAACAACAAATGCAGTATATGTTCCCGGCTACGCAGTAACCGGTCCGGTTAATCAACCGACACTTTGTAACACATTGGAGGAGTTTAAGAGCATTTTTGGTGATTCTCCTTATGTGTATAGAAACACTGCAGAATCAACAGTTTCCTCACTTATCCCGTGGTCGGTGATTAAAGGGGAGTATGAAAAGTCTTATGTATTTGCATCGGACTTGTTAAGACTTGGTTTACCAATTCTTTATGAAAGGGTTAGTCCAAGTGCTTATTGGTACGGATCAGAATCTATTGAAGCAGAAGTCGGTCATGGCACCGCAGCCACCGTTACATCTCTATACACAGGCATATATTCTAACCTAACATGGTTCAAGTTAATAGCTACATATACAGATGAAACCGAAGATCATATATATTATACTATACAAGTTGGTAGAGATTCTAGCGAAACAGATCATATAAGTAGTGTTGCCCCTCTTGAAACGATTTTTACTTTTGACCCAGAGGTTGCAGAATCCTATCCGAGTATTTTGTATATTAGAGGTACAGGTTCATTCGTGGATAAAACCGGACTAATTAATTTTACCGTGGTTGATTCAGAGAACGGATTAGCTGCATCCTTTACATCTTTTGATCTTTTGGAACCAACCTATCTCACGATAGACGCACCACTAACAGATGATGAATTTACACCAGATTTGCTATTTACATACATTAGCACAGAGAGCAATCTATCCAAACTAAAGGATAAAGGCGAATATGTATTCAAGTTCATAACAACTGGTGGTTATCCATCTATGAATACTGGAAGCTCATATTATACTATTGCAAACAATCTGGTTGATATTGCAAGTAGCCGTGGTGATATCACCGCTATCCTTGATTTCTACAAAACAGCTTCTCCTGATTTTGAGGATATTAGAGAAAATATCAAAACATGGATTACCTATCTTCCTAAAAATAGTAGAGGTGAGGAACCTGGTATCTATTGCGGTGTTCCTGCTTGTAAAGACCTTGTATTCTATTCTCCATCGACAAAAGAGGAAGAAACTCTATCACCAGTATTTGCCTGGTTAAGTGCATTTGCTAATTCTGTTATTACAAATGCTAACTGGTATGCTTGTGCCGGTGTTACAAGAGGTGTAATTCCTAATCTTAAGAGTACGGATACCGGAATTACAAATGCAATGAGTGAAGTTCTTCAGCCAAGAAATGATGTTTCGCTTATACCGATCATTAATGTCAAACCATACGGAATTAGGGTTTGGGGTAATAGAACATTGAAGAATAACTTCCTTGAAGGTGATCTTACTGCAAGTTCCTTTATGAATATTCGTCAACTTGCTAATGATGTTAAGAGAACAATTTGGGTAGCTGCGAAGCGTTGCACTTTCGATCAGAATAACAACATTTTGTGGATCAACTTTAAGGCGCAGATCACACCACTTCTTGACCAAATGGTTGGTAACAACGGTCTTTCTAATTATAAGATTGTAAGACTTGCAACAGATAAAAAAGCAACACTCGTGGCAAGAGTAACTCTGTATTGCGTGGAAGCAGTAGAAGACTTTGATATTACTGTAGAACTTACAGACAGTCAAATAACACTTATTCAGTAAGGAGTAGAGAAAAATGGCAGAAGTAACTAATGTAGGTGCATATTATTTTTCAGACAATGCTGCTCTTTACGAGCCACAAAGAAGTAATACATTCCAATTCGTTGTGACTGGTCTTGACAGTCTTCTAAAGCCTGGTGCACTTGGAAATGCTACAAACGATTATATTACAAATGGTCAGGAAGTTCTTACCTTCTCGGTTGTAACAGCAAATATTCCTAACTACACAATCGCACCTGTTGAAATCCGCAGAGGAAATTCTGTTATGAAAGTAGCTGGTCTTCCCACTTTCGAGGATGGTAGTATCACTATAAGAGACTTCATCGGTGCCGATGGTTTATCTGTTCTTCAATCATGGCAGAGATTAGCTTACAACCCTGACACACAGCTTACTGGAAAGATGACAGCCTATAAAAAAGATTGCTACTTGATTCAGTATGATGTTGATTATTCAAAAGTCGTTCGTCAGTGGCTTATGAAAGGTTGTTGGGTTTCTTCAATTCAGCAAGATGCCCTTAATGTAGAGAATGGTGACGCAAGAACCGTTACTGCTACAATCTCATTCGATAGTGCAAGAGCAATGGGTTCTGACGAAGAATAAAAATTGTATATATTATTAGGGGACAATATAACATTATTAGTCCCCTAATTTTACTATTGGGAGAAAATTTATATGGCAGAAGAATACACCATTTTTGAACAAGGAGTATTGCCAAGTGGTGGAAAGGTTTATTTTGACAGAAAAGTAAACCCGGAGTTCAAAATTAGATCCATGACGACAGAAGAAGAAATGCGTCGCTTATCAAAATCAGAAAGACCTCTAAAATTGATTTGTGACATTATTGATGACTGCATTGTTGGAGAAAAGATTGGAATATCATCTTATGATATGTGTCTTGGAGATTATCAATATCTACTTCACAAATTGCGTACCGCAACATACGGACCTAATTATAGATTAGATTCGTTTTGCCCATTCTGTGGGGAGAGGGTAGCGAAGACAATAAACCTCGATGAGATGGAGATTCTACCATTTCCAGAGGATATAGATTCCATGCTGTCTGTTACGCTTCCGAGATCTAAAAAAGAAGTCAAACTAAAAATTCAAACTCCAAGAGATTATGATAATATAGAAATACGGAAGAAAGACTTTCAAAAGAAATTCCCAGATTCCAAGACAGACCAATCACTCCTATTTTCTATTTGTGCAATGATCGAAACAATTGACGGAGAAAGACTTGATCCATTCAAATTGGAAACTTTCATAAGAAATCTTCCAATGGCTGATACAAATAAGATCACTAAAGCGCAAGAAAAACTAATTGCAGCAATCGGAATAAATACAAGCATTGAGTATGAATGTGAGGCATGCGGTAATACTTTCCGCAGTCCGTTTCGCATTACCTCTGAGTTTTATGGACCCGAAGACTGACCAAGACGGAAAACCGTGGGCAGTTACAATGTTTAACAAAATAATACAAGAAAGATATTTTATTTCTAAAAATACAAACACTCCATATACGGAGGTTGGAAAAATGACCCCAACTGAGAGAAACCGTGTAATTGACTTGATTTTAGAAGAAATAGAAATAAATAGAAAACAATTAGAAAAAGCAACAAAAAGGAAAAAATAACTAATCAGGAGGTAGATTGATGGCAACAATAGATAGACCAGGTAGAAGTGGTAGCCTTGCCGACGAACTCAGTCGATCCTCCGACGCAGTTTCGTCTGAAGAAAAAAGACAAAGAAAGCGCGACAACCAGAGCCTTAAAGAGTACGATAAGCAGTTAAAAGACTTATTAAAGAAGAAGTTCATAACTGAAAAAGAGTACGCTAAAGCTCTGTCTACATATAGTGCAAAGCTTGCTTCCGAAAATGTAGAAAAAGAAAGAAAACTCCGTAGGGAGATGTTGGAAGATCAAGCAAAGTATGCCGAAAAATTCGGAGATAGGCTATCTGCATCTTTGCAACTTGCAGTGGAGAACACCACGAAAGCAGCATATGCAAAAGCAGAACAAAGCGTTACGCAGATGGCAGATCTTCTTACAAAATACCAATCTGCTGTTAATGCAAGAATACAAGGCAGTAATAACACTTTCCAAAAAATGTATGATATGGTCCGAAAAAATGTCGGATCAAGTCCATATGTTTCGCAAACAAAGGTTCTTGAAAATTTAGGTTCTCTTGTTGAAAAGGGTATTGCCTATAATGTAGAACAAAGAGCATTTTTACAGACGGTAAAAGAGGACATTGCAACAACCTTTGATGCTGCTAATGGAACTCTACTGCAGTTAATCCGTATTCAACAGGCAGATTCTACCGCTGCTCGTTTGGGCATGGAAGCCGCTCTAACCAGATTCTTAAACGCTGAATTTAGAGACACTTCTTACCTATCAACATCATTTGATGCAGTATCAGCGGCTCTTCTTGGTGTGAGTTCACTTAAAAATCAAAAAGAAGCAGCAGAACTTGAATTTGTTGTACAAAAGTGGTTGGGTGCATTGGCATCTGTTGGTGTTAATGAGTCTACTCTTTCTTCATTAGCAAAAGGAATCAACGCACTTGGAACAGGTGATATATCCTCATTGGCAGGAAATCAAGCGTTGCAATCACTTCTTGTAATGGCAAGTGGTAGAGCAGGTGTTTCCTATGGATCTACTCTGACAGGTGGGCTAACTGCTTCTGATTTGAATAGAATTTTAAGAAGCATTGTAGAGTATGGTCAAACAATAGCGCAGAGTACAAGCAATGTTGTTAAGAGTAGTTATGCAAGTCTGTTTGGTTTATCTATTTCAGACCTGGCTGCTATTTCAAACTTAGATGCTGAAACATTAAGATCGATTTCTGGAACTGCATTAAGTTATAGCGGGATGCTTGAAGAGACCTCCTATCAGTTAAGTCAGGTTGGAAGCAGACAGCACTTGTCAGAAAAGATCAAGAATGTTTTTGATAACACAATTGCAAATATTGGTGGTGGGATTGCTAATAATGCAGTAATGTACACCACATGGATGATAAACGACCTTGTAGAAAAAGCAACAGGCGGTATTAACATTCCATTCGTATCAGCTCTTGGTACAGGTGTTGACCTAAACGCGAATGTAAATCAGTTGGTTAAGATCGGGTTGATAGGAACATCCTTGATGACATCAATACCGTCGATTATTGGTGGGTTGATGGGTAAGACAATGAATTTGTCTTCTTGGGGAGGCGCGGATTATACCCCAAGAGGTGGAACTACCATTACCACAAGAGGTTTCGGTCAAGGAACTTCCGAAAGTGGCTTTGCGGGAAATGCGAGTTATTCCGACCTGTATAAACAAACAGTAACCTCTGCAAAAGATAAAGCGTCTGAAGAAACAACAGGTGCAGATGAGGATCAAACTAAAATCGTTCCGGAGATAAGGGACAATACTGCTAAAATGGAAGCCTATGAAAAAGCAATGTCTGAAAATGTCAGTGAAATAAGAGATATGTTAAGAACCGTAATAATTGGCGGTAGATTGATGGTTGGCAAAGCCGTTGGAGAACCATCTTGGTAATAAAAGGAGATAAAAATGTATACCAAAATATATGATGATACAATCATAACAAAATATGTAAAATATCTCCTTTCAAGGTTTAACATTCCAATTATCCCATTCTTTAGTCCATCTGTGACATCAGGAAAGATGTTTACCAAAAAGGGTGGACTTTATATATACAATTCTAAACTATATAGATGTGATAAAAGCGGATCGCACCAAAAAATAGATAACAGTTCTTTTACAGAAATTCAGCCATTTGTGTATGGTGCAAAATATCCTAATTTAACTACAACAAGAATAGGAGATTCAGGAGCATATACACCTATGGATCACTACTGGCTTGGAGAGTATATTAGGACATTTAATGCTTATTATAACATGAATTTGATGCCCTTTTACAACTGTTTCAACAGTGTGTTTGTAGATGATGTCAATTTCACTTTCACTTTCGATTCTGAAAAGAAAAAACTCGTTCCTATTGTTGAGAAATCCAGCGCAGACGGGTATAAAGTTTGTTCCGTACCTATCAAGTTTGGTAAAGAATATTCCATATACATTGATTCAGATACAGGGTTTGAAGTTCTGCCATGCTTCTACGGAAGAAACGGATATATATCAGACAAATCAAAGATACTATGGGAAAAATCAAATATAAATAGTGATGCATCTCCTTGGATAAGGTATTATTCAAAATTTAGTAAACCGGAAATATTGCCATCGATAGAGTGGGGAGAAGTAAGCGCATCCGAAAATACATCCGCAACAAATATTCAAGATACAGCGGATGATTGTTCTCAATATGAGAGAATATTAAGACTGCTGATAAAAGTTCCTGTGTCTAATACATCATCTATCGTGGTATTGGAAGGAAACTACTCAAACATTCTTAAAAGAGATGTAGAAGGATCCTACCCAATTCCAGAATATACTAATGGGAGGGGTAGTCCATCAAATTATGGTGGGTATGATCTTTTAAGTCCGTTAAAGTTTAATTGGATAAATGATGGAGAAACATACGCTTTTACAGACACACTCCCGCAATACCTACTATTGAGTGTTATATCACAAGCAGACACCATTGATGAGAACATAGCAAGGGTACAAGAGTATATTACATCTTCGGCGCACAGGAACTATTTCAATAAAGTCTTTAAGGGGACATACACAAAGGGTGTGTGGAATGATTCTATTAGAAACTATATATTCTCGTTGATTATGAATGAGGATATAGGTAGTACTAAAGTCCCGAATGTAAGAGCAGATGTTTGTGGGTATGTTGATGTTCTCGGTGAAGAGGTTGTAACGAAAGGTCAGGATGTGTGATGGAGAATATAAATTTAATTGACAATTACATCTATCTTTATCATCTCGATGCCTTTGTTGTATTACCAACAGTGCCAGAAACAGTGAGTGACGCAATGGCAACAACATTCGCCCAAACACCCATAATGATGAGAACAGCTCCAATCTTCTCATATAGTTATTCAGGTCCGAGAACTATAAACATAAATTTAACCTTAAGAAGAGATATGTTTGAGGCACTTAATGTAAATGTAAGCAATCTTGCAGTTGAAATTGGTGATGATTATGTTGATACAATAATCAAGCAATTACAGGCAGCTTCTCTTCCAAGATATGCAATCGAGAATAAAATGGTAGATCCACCAATGGTTGCTGTTAGATTTGGAAGCGACATATTTATCAAAGGTGTTTTAACAGGTGGAATTACCGTTACTTACGGACTTCCTCTTTTAGAGAGCAATAAGTATGCGTCCATTGAGATTCAGTTTACAGTAGCAGAGGTTGATCCATATGATGCGGAAACGGTGACAAAGACAGGTTCGTTCCGTGGGTTGGCAAGAACATTAGAAAGGTCGTTGTATAAGTAAATGGATAAACTCACAAATAAGGCATATAGACAGTATGACTATATTTCCAGATACACAGGTTTTCCATATTTTTATGACACCGAAACGGAAAAATACATTTATGGAACCACTGCTTACATAAAGAGCAATACACCATATGTCATTCATAAATCGGTTTTAGGAGATACATTTGACAGCATCTCACTGAAATATTATAACAACCCTACTCTATATTGGGTGATATGTGATTTTAACAGAATTCAAGACCCATTTTCGGAGATAGAGGTTGGA